TTACATTCATAATTATACGTTGGCATTCGTGTTGTTTCTCATAGTATTGTTTATTGTTTCTTTATTTATAGTTTTCTTAAGACAAAAAAAGGGACCCTTGCGGATCCCTCAAAAGATGACTAATTAAAATTAGCTTCTTATTATTTGCAAAGCAACTTAGAACAAGTTGATTACACGGACTTTACGATAGTACTTGTTGGTATCCTGAGTCAAAGCACCGAGGCCTTGGCTTGAAGCATCGCCTTGAGCGAAAGGATTAGCAACCATCCCATAACGAGTCTTAAACCCGATTTTAGGTTGAAAGCTGTTCTCACCAACCGCACGAACCATTTGCAATGGAACGTATGGGCAATAGAACAAACCAGCGTCAAACGCAGAAGTACCTTTGTAGCCAACTACGAGGTAGTTACCACCAGCAAATGGGTCAACATAAACACGGAACCGACCGTTAAGAACACCAGCAAAAGTATTGCCTGTATCATCAACTTCCAGAGTGTTGCTGTTCAGTGCAGGAGTATAATCCAATACACCAGCCATTTGAAGGGCAGAAGCAACGTCAGAAGAACAGATAACGATGTTACCTTTACCACGACGAGTTCCTTTAGCAATTGCGTTAGCTTCTTGCTCGATTTGGAACATCAAACCTTTGAACTTCTCAACTGACCAACGACCGTTAGCATCAACATCTAAGTCGAATACACCAATGGCAGCAGTATTAGTAGCGCCAATTTCAGCAGTTGTATAAATTGTACGAACAACTTCACGGTTGATTTCAGTTAAGATTTCAGTTTGAAGAATGTTAGCCAACTCAGACTCTGCATCAAGACCATGTACAGCTTTAAGATCTTGGGCAAGTTCAGTTGTGTATTCAGCTTTCAGAGCACGAGTCTTAGCAGAAACAGTAACTTTCTCAATTGAGAAGGCCATTTCGCTATAAGCAGTTCCGCCGCTTTCGCCGCGAGCTTCTGCAACGCCAGTGTCAAGACCAGTACCAGTTGTAATCAACGCAGTATTAGCATTTGGCAATGTGTTAGCCTGAGCGCCTGCACCAGAAAAACCAGTATCAGATTCGCCGTAGAATGCTTCGGCTCCACCTTGGCTGCCGTAACGAGCACGCATAGCAAAGATCAGACCAGTAGGTCCAGTCATTGGCTGTACGCCACAGATGTCATAAGCAATCATGTTAGGAACGGCACGTCTTACCAAACTGATAAGAATTGGGTCGTAACCAGCAGTAGGACCACCAGCGGCAGATAAGCCACCGAAACCACCAGTGCCAGCATCGTTAGTTGGCGACTCGGACAACAGTGAAGTCATGTTTGCAGACAGATCACCTGTTTCCATGAGTGCACGTTCAGTGTTCTCAAGAATGGTTGCTGTAACAGCTCTCTTATGAGAATCGGTAATTGGTGAAAAAGATGCATGCTCCAGGATAGGGCCCCATTTTTCCACAAGTTTTTGATAGTTATTCATTGTCTATCTCCTTTGATAAATGAATATTAATTTAATATGAATTATAAAACCAGAAATTAATTATTCTTCTTTCTTGTGTCGAACGCCTCTACAAGAGCATTAATAGAAGTGTAATCAGAAGTTGGTTTAGCCACTTCCTGTTCTTCTAGAATAATTTCGTCATTTTCTTCTTGAACATCATGTTTTTCAACAATAGGTTTGTCGCTAAAGAATGACTCCTTAATTACTTGAAGATTTTGTGAATACTCACTTACGTCTTCAATATCAAGTTTTTCAGACAATACTTTCAAACGTTCTACCTGATTTTCAGATAGTCCTTCTGATAGTTTGTCAAATACTTTTGCTGCTTTGAAAGATGCAATTTCTTTTTGCAAGTCAATATTCTCAGATACGAGACTATTGGCTTTTTCTTCCAATTCAGTTACTTGTCCTTCGAGTGAACTAACAACATCAACAGTTTCTTCAGAAACAGCAACGTTATGTTCTACAAATAAGTTCTTGAGACCAGACATCAATGATTCTGCCATCTCAACCTTAATACCGGCTTCAATTGCAATTTCATTTTCAGACATCCATTCAGTAACAACGTAGTCAAGATACTTATCAACATTTTCAGAAATAGTATCTAACTTCTCAGTTACTGCTTCTTCCAAGGTTGCATCAAGTGACTTAGTCAATTCTTCACGAATTGTCTCTTCTCTTTTACTTACTTCTTCGGTTAGTGCGGCTTCAAATACCAAAGCAATTTTGGATTTGAAATCTTCCGATAAATCTTCACCTTCGATGATTGATTCAATAGAAGACTCGACGACTACTTCTTCAACAGTCTCTACTTCTTCTGCAGTAGGTACTGGCTTTCCAGCATCACCTTGGCCTGGTGTTACTTTAGTGGCATCTACTTCACCTTTTGGCTCGTCAGTAGTAGTCTTCTTCAGCTTGTCTTTTTTACCTTCGCCACCCTCAGGTGTAATCGGCGCAGGTACCATTGAAACGCCATCGTCAGCAGTGAAATCTTTGTCTGCCATAATTTTTTCTCCTTTTAATTTGTAGTATACAAATATTGTTTATATTAACTGTTTTATTTATAAAAAATTAATTTTTCAAAGAACGGATGAATGATTCAAACATTTTAGCTGCCGTTACTTCGTCAATAGTTTTAGTTATACGATTATACTTTTTCTCAGCAACTGCGGCAATTTCCTCAACCATTTGCGTGGCTTTCCAGTTACCTGAAGCTATATCGTAATAATATTCTACGTTCTCCATGATACCATTTACAAACGCGTTTGGTGCAGAAGGATCAGTAACAATATCAACAGTAGAGAGGTGGAAATCATTTTGCACTTCCATTACACCGCCTTTACCTGTCTTGACTGAACCAAGACCACGAGTAGAAACACCGATCTTGACACCTTCATCTAATAGGCTTTTAACAATTTCTCCCATAGGGGTTGAAAGAATTTTAGCTCTTCCATAAAAATCATTTCCGTCACGTCTCATTTCAGTAATCAAATGTGATACGCGATCGCCGTTAATTTGAGGACCATCTGGATGACCCAGTTCTCCAAGAGCACGTTTAGTTTGAATGAATTCTTTGTTATAGCGATTCATTTCGTTTTCTAAAGTAGCACTAGGATAAATTCTTCCGTTGCGATTTTTTAAATCGCCTTGCATAAAGATACCTTCAATAAAGTAATTCTTCTTACCGCCATCTGCTGCTTCGGTAATTACTTCTAGCTCTTCATGCTGTTCTGTTATTAATCTCATATTCCGTTCTCCGTAAATCTATTTATACAGTTATCGCTTAAGTATAATGTGCGACTGATACCATTAATACAGAAGCCGCAGCAGTAAGAGTATCTGTTGGCGCTTTCTTGATAAAGGTTACACCTGGACCAACTGTTACTGTTGCCAAAGTATCTCCACCAAAGTTCTTTTGTGTTACAAGAATTCCCGCTGTCGTTCCATTAAATATTCTAACGACGGTTGCTGATCCAACATTACTAGCAGTAGTTACTCCAGCTTCACTACCCTGCAATTTAAGTATACTGGGCATTACACGTTCTCCTTAGCGAAAGAAAGTATTTCATTATAACCAGCTTTGTCTGCAACTAATACGCTATACATTTCGCTTGAATTGGTTTCATTTAAATTTTCAAAAACAATATTTAATATTGAAGCATCTTCTTCTGAAATTTCTACAGTTTCGCTGTTTGATAATTCAAATGATCCTGCCTGGATTTCTTCGTAAACCTTACTTGCTTTAAACATTCTTGCAGCGGATATTGGCTTTAAATTCATCATTTGATCGCCTTTTGCATAAGCATATAGCGATTTAACATTCGAGAATACTTCTGCTAATTTGTTCTGCCACCATTCTTCTGGATCTTGACCTTCCATTTTAAGATAATCACCTATCTCTTCAGAAGCATAACATATGAAGTGTAGCTGTTTCATCATCATAGGAATTTCTTGCTGAGGACTTTCAAGTAATTCATCTTCTGTAGAAACTTTCTCTAACATCTCTTTAAATGTTAACGATATGGTTTTACCATTTGAATCTTTAATAGTAACTTGTGAAGGTTTAGGCTTTGGTTGCTTTTCTAAAGTAGCAGAAGCTTCTGTATCAGACTCTTTCTTTATTTCGGCTTTCTTTACTGGTTGCTTTTCAGCTTTCAGAGTACTACCACAACTACCTTCCGACGCAACGCCTTCAATCTTATTACCGCAGCATTCACAATCTTTTCCAATTTCGTTAATAGAATGGCTACCACCACAATGATCGCAATCAGGACCACAACCACAGCTAGCTTCAACGGCCTCTTCTTGTTCTTCACCGTCTTTCTTAACATCCTTTTTATATACACCAAGGATTTCTGTAATCGATTTTTTATACGATAGCGTAGATTCACGAGGCAATGTTTGCACTTTCTTAGGCTTCTTATAAGCTTGATCGTAATCTGCTTCATCGTCAACTTTGTCTGCTATACGCTTACCAGATTCAATGCCATCTATATCACCGGTGAATTGATGATCCAACGCAACTGGATGCCCAATTACTTCAATAGCATGTTGATCCTTAAAGCGCTTCTCTTCGGGTGCCTTAGGCTGAGCCACTTCGGAAACAAGGTCTTTAAAATTTTTCATGGTTAGTCCCTAATATTTAATTTATTTACTTATTTATATTAAAATGGATTGTTTTCATCAGAATGGCCACCCAGGATCCGTTCTTGTTCAATTTCTTCTTCCATCTTAGACATATCTTCATCAGACATTTGAAGTACATTTCTTGTAATCCACTGATGCGAGAAATACCTTCCAGTATAATCGCCTATATCTCTGAGAGTATTTAATCGTTCTCTCAAAATTTCAGATTCTTTCAACTCTTCAAAATAGTTGTCTTTAACAAAATCGTATCTAAGATCGTTTCTAATCTCGTTAAATTCTTCAGGTGTTAAAATACCTTTTAGAATTAACTGCTTTTCTAGTATTGAATTAAACAGCCATGAAAAGCGAGATCGAATCCTTCTAATAAATTTACCAAACTTTAATTCATCACGCGTCATCTCGGATGTTCTACCAAAGCTTGACATTGCTTCTGGTTCTAAACGAGATAATGGTACCTTCAACGATTTAAATAATTTACGTTGAAAATACTCTAAATTTTCGTTATTACTCAAGCCAGGTGCACTACCGCCTGCAAGAGTATCTACCTCTGTTGATCTTTCGCCGCCTCTACGTGGAAACCAAAAGTCTTCTGTCATTGTCATCATTTTGCGAGAATCACTTATTTCACCACTGCTAGCATTATATTGTAGCTTGTTCTTATGACGGGCCATCATATCACGTAAATATTGCTCCGCCTTATTCTTTGGCAAATTGCCAACATCAATATAAAAAATTCTTCTTTCAGGAGCTCTAGTTAAAGTATAAATTACTACTGCATCCTCTAACATTCGCAGCTGATTTAGTGCCTTAATTGCAGGATGCAAATGAGAAAGAACTAAACTGTTACTCTCATTCATCAAGCCAGAAGTAACTCTAGCAATAGAATCCTTCGATATTTTAATTCCTGTAGTACTGCTACCACCACCTGTAGTTGCATTCTGAAACCCAGACTCTGAATACATATAATACTCATTCTTAACTTTCTTTATCGGAACGCCTGAATGAGGATCTTTACTCTTTTTGTCAACTTCACGAATTAACTTTAATTTGCGTGGATCAACATATCTTAATTCAATAACACCTTTCTTAATATCTTGTGGATCAATTACAATATGGTAATTTAGCCTTCCATCTACATAGAACTTTTGAAACATATCATATGCGTTATTAGTAAAGTCTAATAACGCAAGTATGTTATCAAATTCCTTAACAATTGATTTCTTTACTTTATCAGATAGATCAGTTTCTCCCAATGAGACTTCTACAACTCTATCATTAGTATCGACACTAATTGCTTCGTTAACTATATCGTCAACAGCTTGGTTAATTTCAGGCTGCATTGCCATTGCGCGATATTTTGTAATAAGCTCAGACTCTGTTTTAGCAGAACCTTCCATATCTAAAATTGTATTATAAAATCCACCGAGCGCGTTACCAACGGTAATTGCTCCATCATCGTTAGAAGGCTCAGCAAAGGAAACCGGCAAATTGGTTTCCTCTTCTGTCCTCTTTACATCAAATCCAAAAATTTTCAAGATATCACCTATTAATTATTATGTAGTAGGATTTCCAGTGTTACCTTCAACTTTCCATAGGTCGTAAGCAAAGGTAACTCCGAATTCCTGTATACTATCGTTTGTCGACCAATCCATGGCAATTGCGTCCACTGTTACTGGGAACAACCCCTCAAACACATACGAACGTAATGCATTACCATCTTTACTGTATTGAGTAATCAACGCATTAGATTTATAATCCTGTGGTAAAGCGCGAGTATTAGAATCATGCGAGTTAATTGCATTCATCCATGCCTCTAACGAATTACGTACTAAGAAATCTTCATCGTTAATGATTGTTACTGTCCAATCTGCAAATGTTCTATCACCAGCGTACTTAACCTGTCTACCAAAATATGGAACTGTAAATTGCCCTACTGTACTTTCAGGCAATCCAGCAGTCTTAATCATAAACGGAGATTTAAAATCGGCCGAAGGATCAACTGGGTTCAGAATTTGCACTTGGAATAGATTGGAACGAGCACCACCGCCCGTAAGCTGTGATTTAAACTCATTTATATTAAATGCCATTCTTATTCTCCTTATTTAAAATATTTATTATGTTAGCGAGCCAACAATTTCTTCAAACTCAATACCACTTCGAGTCGCAACAAAGGTAAGTTCAATAACATTAATTGAACGCGCAGGCTTAATAAAGATATTAGCTCTGAACTTGCTTTGCTCAACAATCGCAGGCGTATTTACCGTAGCATCTGACACGACTCTAAAATCAACAATTCCGCGTCTACCTTGGATATCTCTAAGGAATGGTTCAACAATTCCTTTAAACTGAGCTTGAGTAAATTCATCGTTTAATTCAAATAAGAATGATTGTGCGGCATTAGCAATTGCTTTTTCTACAGCAATGAACAATCTACGAACATTAATTCTATCGAATGCACTGTTCTGACCTAAACCAGTCTTATCACCAAACAGAACAATTCCTTGTCCTACTTGACTCATTACTGGATTAACTTCATTACTATACAATTGATCTCTTTGAGATTTATTAGGATTGAATGCAAGTTTAACAACATTCTTAATTACGCCCTTACGGAAACCGGCGGGTGATTCAAAAGGTTCAACTCTTGAAGCAAGACCAGCAATATCGCCGTTAAGTGGAGTATATCTATAAACATCGTTATATCTGTCGTATCTATACTTGTAACCAGAATCAATTACTGAGTATGAAGACGAAGGTAATGCATTACGATATGCAATTACATTTGATAGTTTAGTTTCTGTTTTGCTTTCGTCAACCACATCAGATTTTGCTGGTGATATGAACGCAATACAATCCTTTCTATATTCTGCAATATTTGAAATAATGTAAGTGGCAAGGTTAGCAGCATCATCGCCTTTACCTTGTAATACAAACGATATATCAATTTCGTTAGACGATTTAAACAAGTCGTAACCCGCGGCAAGATCGCCTAGAGTTGCTGCTGTTTCAGTTCTACCGGCGGTTCCATTTGCTAATGATTCATATGCAGCATCTGCGGCTTCAAAGTAAACAGTATTTGCAACTTTAACCCACGCAGAATCTTGAGTAATTACATCTTTATAATAATTAGTCTTACCGCTTGATAATTTAGCAGTAGGCGATGTAGATACATCAGTATACAGTTCTAAAATTGAATCTGCCGTACCACTGATTGAACCGTCTTGGTCAATAACAGCAATATGATATTGAGTGTTTGACGATGGCGCTTTGCTAAACAAACTTGCCCAAGCCCACTTTCTATCAATTTTTAGTTTGTTTAAGCTAGTTTCTGATAAAGTATATCTACCACCCAGCACAACCTCATAACCGTATGCTGCAATTAAGGCATCATCAGTTTCGACGGTACCCGCAGCATTTCTTGCTTGTTCTTGTATTGAAGAAACTGGGATTGTTTGGAAGCCAACTGAATCATTACCAATTACAAACACATCATCTGTTGCAATGTCAGCTATTGTAATTCTGTCTGCTTTAGCCACTTCAAAAGTAATTACACTACTATTAAACGCAATTGTATGAGTAATGTCTGTGTTACCAGTAATTTTATTTGTTGGAATGTCTCCTACTTCAACCACGATTGATTGATACTTATCACCATTAACATAAGCAACTTCTAAGGAATTACCAAGATCACCTGGATATAAACCATCAAAAGCGCCATGCGTCCACAGTGCATTATTTGCATTGCTTTTATCCGACGCTGATGCAGTAACTGCGCCGTTGTCAATACGAGCTACGTATAAAGCATTTGAGTATGAAAGATAGTCAGCCGCCACAAAAAATGTTTCGTAATTATCGTCATTTGGCGTACCATAACGAGTAACTAAGTCATTTTCTGAAGAAAGCAAAACTGCCTCACCTACAGGACCCCATCTAAAAACCCCAGCTATTGCAGCAGGCGGCGTTGCGATGGCAGGAACCGATGCTGATGCGTCCACCTCTCGAACAATTACGGAAGGACTTACGGAAAAAGCCATATTATTCTCCTTTAATATTATTATCTAAAAAAATATTCTTTTTTAATTATAGTTAATCACAGTTTTATTTATAAAAAAAGTATATCGTACATTTCTTAAAACATACGATCGTGTTCTGGAAATTCAATCCAACCTGCTTCATCAGCAATTGGGTCTCCATTATCAATAAATCCAAAAGGAAGTAATTCGTCATCAAGCTGTTGTTCTGTTTTTTCTTTTAACTGAGCTAAAGTATTTATGTCTGTTAATTCCCTAAAGAATCGTTGGTCTGATAACCAAGCAAACAATACTAAAGTCATTACAAGATCATCGTTAGATCCTGACTCTGCTTCATAACTGTTACCTTTTTTACTAAATCGTGATAACTCCTGTATTGTAGTGTAATCTTGTATTATTAACTGATTTTGCTCAATTAATAATTTCAATATTGAACAACCTTTTGATTTTACACTACGCGTTGTTCTTATTCCATGATCTGACCTCTTCCCGCCAAAATTCGATACCTGCTTGCCGGCTCTGCCTGCGTTTTCAGTAAAGAGAAGATTTTCGTAGCCGTAGTCCATTAAGAGTATATCGGAAACTTGTTCGCCGATGTCATTAATTTCAACTAATACTGCTGCCTCATTATACATCAGCCCTATTCTATATATAACAGATGCAAAGTCAACTGGACTAACGGTGTTATCGCGAAATACACATACTTGTTTATATGGCATCGATGATGTGTCTATCACATTAAATGCCGAATAATCAAGACCTTTACCTCTCGATACGTCAACTATCATAACATACGAGTGGTCTTTTAATACAGTCTCGTATTGTACAATATGTTCGCTTTCAGCGATTGGTCTTGATGGAGCAAGTTCTTTTAGTTTGGCACCACTAATAAGAGTACCTGAGCTTCCTAGAAATTGGCAACAGTACTCTTGGTTGAACTTTTCCATATCAAAATCTAAAGCTTCAAGAGTTTCTTCTTTCCATTGTTCATCTCGCCCAGGTACATCATACCACATAACTTCAACATATTCATAACCATTAGTGCCTTCTTTGGCGCCTTTACACGTTTTCCAAAAATGATTTAGACCATTCGGAGTAGAAGTCATTAATAACTTTGTTGTTTTACCTGATGATATTGTTGGATATACCGAAGCAAAGAATTCATCAAACCCTTCAATAAACGCAACTTCGTCAAGGTATAGAAAGGAAATAGATTTACCACGAATTGCAGATGAAGTTGTTGTACCCGCGTATATCTTACAACCATTTTCTAAAGTAATATTACCTTTATTCCATTCTTCAATTCCTTGCTGCATCCATTTAGGTAAAGCTTCATACGCCAATTGAATACGACCCAGCACCTCCCGCGCGGCATCACCCTTGTTTGCCAATACAGCAACAGTTTTAAATTCATTAAAGAGGATGTAGTGCAATATAACAGCCACTGCAGTTGTAGTCTTGCCTGCCTGCCTAGATGTTAGTACAGAAACACGCCTTTCTTTTGTAATCTTTTGGACGATATCTTTTTGGTATCCGTACATATTCATAGGTATTAATCCATGATCTACATGTACAATTTTAATATAATTTTCTGCAAAGTAAATTGGATCTTCAGCACACTTCATATAT